ACGACCAGTCTTATAAGCCTCAGGATCCCAAGGCATCCACATTCCCACGGGACCAACAAACACGTCATGATTTGGGTCAATTTCCCTCAACATTTTGCACCTTAATTCGGCTTCTTCTTGACTAGGATAAGAACCTCTAATCTTTAATCCGCGAGTATTTGTTTGGAAGTTATTTGCGATGTCAAACTGCTTTTGGAGTTCTTCTTCATTGTTGTCGACGAAAGTTTTATAATCATCATCCATGCTATTTTTAGTTAATGCTTCCTTTTCTTCCTTTACAAAATCCTTAAAATCATTGGATACGTCTTCAAAAGAAACGTTGTATTTATAAGAAACAAAATTTAAAAATTGTATAAACTTTTCCATCGATTTATCAAATTCCCACTTCTTTAGGAATTCTTCAAAATAGAACATTTCCTTTTGTTTAATAATCTTTTCTGGGGAACAAAAAGAAACACATACAAATTTTTGACTAGATATAGGCTTATCTTCTTCTAATAAATCAATATATTTAGGATTATTTTTTCCGTTAATTTGTTTTCTCTCAAATCCGGAGCCAGACTTCTTTGAATTTTTTGAACTATTCATTTTAGTAAATTATATTATTTAGTTTTAAGTTTTTTATCGCATTAAATATATTTTTTTCTTTTTATTTATTATAATGGACGGATTAATTAACGTTGCTGAACTTGTTAAGAGAATTATTAAGTATTTAGTTGAAGGTTTGATGGTTGCTATTGCTGCTTATGCCATTCCTAAACGTTCTTTGAATATTGAAGAAATCGTGTTGATTGCCTTAACTGCCGCTGCTACCTTTAGCATTCTCGATACCTATGTGCCATCTATGGGTGCTACTGCTCGTTCTGGTGCTGGTTTTGGTATTGGAGCCAATCTTGTAAAATTTCCCGGGGGATTTTAAATTAAATTAAATAAATTAAAATTGAAATAATTTTTTTGAAAATATATTATTATATAAATTAAATGTTATATAATAATGAGACGTTAAATAAATATTGTCAGGATAATAAAATTAATTTACTCGAGAATTGTGACAAAATTATAATAAATAGAGACCATAAAATAAATGGAGCATGTATTACAAAAGATTGTAATAATGAATTTGAAAAATCATTTAGACAACTGATAAAAATAGGAGCGTATTGTTATAATTGTACCGTTAATAATGGAAAACAAAAAGGTTCTTTAAAGTGTAAATATAATCTAGAATATTTAATAACCTTTTGTAAAGAAAATAATATTACATTAAATGTTAATTATGCGAATGAATTTATAAACAGAGATACAAAAATAAATGGAAAATGTATAACTAAAGGTTGTGACCTTACGTTTAATAGATCATTTAGAGAACTAATTAAATTAAATGGTTATTGTGCGGATTGTTGTAAAGAAATTGGTAAAATGAAAATAAGAGAAACAAATTTAAAAACTTTTGGATGCCACAATGTGATGAAAAATGAAGATGTAAAAGAAAAACAAAAAAATACAATTTTAGAAAAATATGGAGTAGAACATATTTCACAATTAGAAAACATTAAAAAACAAAAAAAAGAAAAAAGTTTAGAAAAGTATGGAACTGAGTTTGTTTTACAATCAGAAGAAATTAAAAATAAAACAAAAGAGACAAATTTACTTAAATATGGATTTGAAAATCCACAACAAAATGTATCTATACGACAAAAAACTGAAGAGACTAATTTTGCTAAATATGGTGTAAAATGTTATTTTAATAGTGAAGAATTTAAAGATACATCAATTCAAACAAATATAAAAAAATATGGAGTTCCACATCATTCTCAAAATAGTGATATTGCTAATATCATATTAAATAATTCATACACTACAAAAAAATATAAAATGCCATCAGGTAAAATAATATGTTATCAAGGTTATGAAAATTTTGCGCTAGATGAATTGATTAATATAGAAAACATTTTAGAAGAAGATATTATTACAAATAGAAAAGACGTTCCTGAAATATGGTATCTCGATAAAACAGGTAAGAAGAGAAGACATTTTGTTGATTTCTTTATTAAAACGCAACAACGTTGTATTGAAGTGAAGTCAACCTGGACAAATCAAGATAAAAATAATGTTTTAGAAAAACAAAAAGCAGCAATAAATTTAGGATATAAGTATGAAATATGGATTTTTGATAAAAAAGGTAATAAATTATAAGTATTATAAAATGACAAAATAACAAATACTACATAATATATTTAATCTAAATATATTATATAAAAATGGCAAAATCACATAAAACACGTAGGAAATCTCAAAAGAGACGTGTTATGCGTGGAGGATATACTCCTATAGTATATCCTCCTGTAGTATATACTGATGAACAAAAAGAACAACTTCGCCAAGATGATAAGACTGATGAAGAGATTGAACGATTCGAAAATGCAGGAATAGAATTTGATGATTTAATTGAAGCAATACGTCAATTAAAAAAAGAAGAAGGAAAATTAACGGTGGAAGAGTTAGTGTCTACGGAAGATAATAATACTGATAATAATGGTACAACTTTAAATGGTGGAAGAAAAAGAAGAACAATGAAGAGAAGAAAGACGCAAAAGAGACGCTCAACTCGTAGGCAAAGAGGTGGCGACGTTTTTTACTCGGATAAGCAGCGCAAACATTTAATTGAACTTGGGATCTTACAGAAAAATCTAAAAAAATGGCAAGAAGCAAAATTCCCTTATGAGAAAGCAGTAAATTACTTAAATGATGATCAGGCGGATACTTACGCGGATAGACAAAAACGCCAATTAAAAAGAAAGGGTTGGTCTAGTGAAAACATTGAAAAGTATAATGGAAACATACCATTTGAGTTGTTAGTAAATGAGAACCCGAAAGGACGTAGTCCTGCTAAAAATTCAAATTCATCCACCGATATAGAAGAAGAGCGTTTTTCAGATGTTCCGTTTAATAGCGACAGAACTTCCACTGGTAGAAATTCAAGAAGAACCAGAAAAACAAAAAGTAGCCAAAAAGGCGGGACATGTTATGGAAGTGGTGTAGGCGCGAATTCATATGACCCTAACTTTTCCATATACAACACTCGTCAACTCGGACTATTTCCTTACAGTGCCAAATAAAATCAAATGGTAGGTATAAATTCCCAGTCTAATTCTTCGCAAATTTTTTTCCAAATGCTATCCTGTTCAATGCGTTTTTCTTTGTCTTTCAACATAGGGAAATGCTCCAAGTATTGTTCTTCGCCCAAGAGTTCGCACAATTTGAAAGCCGTATAATAATAATTTAAAAAATTAACGCGGTCCTCGGGGCAGTGTTTTGAGTAATACGATTGTATTTCAATAAATAGATTGCAAAGTGTCTCTTCCAATTCTTGCGACATAATCGGCGGTTTAATTCCTAATTTATCTTTTATAAATGGGATATGCTCATAATATTTATTATAACCAAGTTTTTTAAGAATTTCCTTGGTTTTAAGATTCGATATTTCCGACATATCAATCCTCTCTTTTTTAATTTGAAGTTTGATATTTTCAATTACATCTGGCGGAATTTGCGTTGTTTCTTTTCCTTGGAATTGCGCCAATATTTCTTTAAAATGATTTATTCTTTTATAAGCGTAAAAACATACCTCTTTTGGCGGTTCTTTATAGGAAGGTTTTTCATTTTCAATTAAATATGGAATAGACCTAGAACAATTGTTGCAAACTAACACACCGTCTTCTTCAATAGGAATTAGTTCGCCTTTGTGGCAAACCTTACAGATATCGGTCTGACAAACGAACGAATTAATATCTAAAAAATTATCATCAATATTACTTAAATACTTTTGAACGATATTATTATTTTCCCTCTGGACCAAAGTAGTTAAATCATTGTCTGGATTGATTTTAAATAAAGAATTTACTATTTTGCTCTTATTAGAAGTGCTCTGCGCAGCAGCATTTCCAGTTGATATACTTTTTTTATTTTCAAAGTATTCAAAAATAAATTTTGAATTGTCAAGAAAATAGTTCTTTTTTTTAGAATTAATTTCTTTTATTTGTTCCGTTAACTCATTTATTTTATCCTGTAGATCTAGACGTTGCTCAACTGTTAAATCGTGACGTTCGTTTTTAAGTTTATCTCTCATTTCTTGTCTTTCTATTTTTAAATCCGGCATTATATTGTTTTCATCCTTGGCAAATTCATTTAAGAATTCTTTGTGTTTTGTATCCAGTGTTACAGCAGTTTTTTTATTATACTTTATTTTTTTATTCGATTTCGGTTTAAAGTTTGGCATTCTCTCCTTTTATATTTAAACTAAAATTTATTTAATTTATAATAAGTTTTAAATATATTTTAAATAAGTTTTAAATATATTTTAAATACATTTAAAACTTATTATAAATACAAAACTGAATAGTTTAAATTTATTGAAAGTTTTCTAGAAAGTATTTAATGGATATAAAAATTAATTTAGATTCTTTAAAAGATTTAGAAAATGAAAATGTAAAAGTAGATGTCATTAAATTTCAGAAAATGTTATTTTTGTTTAATTCTATAGAGCAAGGATGGTCTGTAAAAAAAAGAAACGAATCATATGTATTTACAAAGAATCATGAAGGGAAAAAAGAAGTACTAGAAGATACATATTTGATGAAATTTATGAAGACCAATTTAGATATAAATAAATTAATCGGTTGATTAAATAAACATGTTGGCTTAAAAAATTTGGAACTTTTTGTTATTTTGGTTGCTTTAGAAATAAAATTTAACTTTGCGCGCCATTAAATTTTATTTAAAAAAATTAAGACATAATGTGGTTAGGTATTTTTATTGTTTCATACAATTTGTGTGTTTTGTTTTAGATGAATTTAATTAATTAAATTAAATTAATTAATTGAATTAAATTAAAATTCTGAAATTTTTTTTCTTTAGCGATATTATAAAATGGGAGGTGGTTTAATGCAACTCGTCGCTTATGGAGCTCAAGATGTTTACCTTAAAAACCTGTAGGGTAGAAAAACGTCGGGAAATATCGAAAAAATAAGATATTTATAAAACCCTTTGTGGATTCTAGATAGAACCACTGATGTTAATTAGGGATACTATAAAAACATGTAGTATGAAAACCCCTAGTGAGAAAATCAAACTGCTTGAAACCCCTAAAGCTTATTCTACTAAGCAACTTTTGTGAGAGAGTTGTGGCCAAGAAAAAAAACTTGGGTATAGTAAAAATGAATAAGATTTTTCAAACTTGAAATATTTGAAAAAATGGGCAATGAGCATCCAAGCTTCTTTAAATTTTTAAATAAAAAGAATAATACAAAATAATATTAAACGTAAAATAGTATATTTATAGATATAGATGGAAACTCTAAATAAAATAATAATGGTAGAAAAACAATGTGTTAAATGTGGAACTAGTAAAGGTATTGATAAATTTAGACAATATAATAGTATTTCACATTCTAATACATGTAAAAAATGTTTGAATGATATGGATAAAATAAGAAAAAAAAATCAAAGGCAAAAAAAATCAGAAAATTGTTTGGCAAAATGTGAAAAATGTGATAAAGAAAATACATTAAATAATTTTGCTAAGTTAAAAAAATTTTATAAGAAAAAAATTTGCTTAGATTGTTATCCACAATTTTTAAAAGAACATAAAACCGAATGGTGCAAAAATGAACGTAATACTAATATGAATTACAGAATAAAAAAATCATTGGCCGCCCGTTTAAGAAATGTTCTTGATAAAACAGATACTACCATGAATTACATTGGATGTAATATTCAATATTTTAGAGAATGGATTGAATACAATTTTACAGAAGAAATGAATTGGGATAATTATGCTTCCCTTTGGTCAATAGACCATATCATTCCAGTATGTAAATTTGATTTAACTATTGAAAATGAAAAATTATATTGTTGGAATTGGTCAAATATGATGCCAGTAACAATAAAATACAATTCATCTAAAAAATCTATAGATATAGAACAAATAAATTATATTATTCAAAAAATAGAAAAGTTTAAAGAAGAAGGTTCAACGACTAAATGGTTTTCGAGTGAATTTATATTAAATAAAGAACTAGTTTCTTTAAAAACAAATGCAAATACAACCGCAGATATAAATTCATTTTAAGATATAGTCTAATCCTTGTTGAAAGACAAGGTAGAGGAAATGTACAGGTAATCCTCAAATTACTTTTTGGAAAGTTACTTATCGTAGATATACTAACTTTGCCATCGAATCTATTGAACAAACATTCAATGGTCAAGCCGACTTTGGTCGCCGCGTGCAATGTGTTATCTCCAGAAACGGAGATTTGGCATACCGCACATACTTACAAGTTACTCTTCCCGAGATCAACCAACTTATGGGTCTTGGAAACTACACCACTGGCGAAAACACCGGTGTCTATGCCCGTTGGTTGGATTTCCCCGGTGAGCAACTTATCGCCCAAGTCGAAGTCGAGATTGGTGGTCAACGTATCGACCGTCAATATGGTGACTGGATGCACATCTGGAACCAACTCACAATGACCTCTGAACAACAACGAGGATATTTCAAGATGATTGGTAACACTACCCAACTTACATTCATCACTGATCCTTCTTTCGCTGAGGTTGAGGGCCCTTGTGACTCTTCTGCTCCTCGTCAAGTTTGCGCTCCCCGTAACGCTCTTCCCGAGACCACATTGTACGTTCCTCTTCAATTCTGGTTCTGTACAAACCCCGGTCTTGCTTTGCCTTTGATTGCTCTTCAATACCACGAAGTCAAGATTAACCTTGATATCCGCCCTATTGATGAGTGCTTGTGGGCTGTTACCACCTTGAACTGCAACCAAAATCCTTATGCTGGCACTGCTCAACAATACGCCGTTGGTCGCCCTGTCCCTGCCACCATCGCCTA